TGTCGCTGACACCTTCTTCAAGGCTGGCGTCTGGACTACAGACGTAACTCCTGCAAACCTGTGGTCTGACTACACTAACTCTACACCAATCACTGATGTAACTACTGGTCGTCGCACCATGCAGTTGGCATCAGGTGGCTTCAAGCCAAACACAATGGTTGTTGGTAAAGAAGTTCGTGACGTTCTGGTTAACCACCCAGACATCCTTGCCCGTTTGAACGGTGGCGCAACTGTATCAAACACAGCTTTGATTACAGATGCTAAACTGGCAGAAATCTTTGAAGTAGAGAACTTCTACGTCATGGAAGCTGTTAAGAACGGTGCTGTTGAAGGTCTGGCCGAAAGCAATAGCTTCATCGGTGGTAAGAACGCTCTGTTGGTACACACACCTCGTGCATCCGGTCTGATGACCCCTGCCGCTGGTTTGACATTCGCATGGAACTCAGTTCCCGGCGTAAACAACCTCGGTGTTACCGTTGAGTCCTTCTCTGACGATGCTCTGAAGCGTCAGCAAGTTGCAGAACACATCCAAGTTAAAATGGCCTATGACATGAAAGTCACAGGCGCTGACTTGGGTTACTTCTTCTCAGCCGTAATCGCCTAAGCGATAATACTAAAGGTGTACCCTGAGCTTAACGGCTTGGGGTACAACCCAATATATAACAGAACATAACAGTATTCATATAATGGAGAGTCCCTATGCACCCCACATACTTGGGTTGGCAGGTCGATTGGCCTGTGTTTATCAAGATGCCTTTACTGGCGGATAATACGAATTGGAAACGTGGAGATCACTTTAACTGGGCAGAGCGAGGAATAGACCAAGACAAGGTTGCTACCCTATACGCCTCTGGTTACATTCACCACAATAAAGAGCTAGAGGTTCAGAACAAGGTTGGAGATCGACTGTCTGAACTAGCTGGTAAAGACTTAGAGACCTTAGTGAACTTACTTAATGTCGAGGTAAACAAACGTACCTCCAGTAAGACAGAGTTTGAAGCTAAGAAGTGTAAGAAGTCTAAGATTGACGACAAGCAACGTGGTCTAATCAGACGCTTCCTTAATGTTAATCGCTGGATTACAGAAGACTTCTACGACATTCGAGACAAGGTTCTCGCTGACTAATAACAACGGAGACGACTTACATGGCATGGTCTTACGATCCTACAGACTTGGACACTACCACGGCCTCTGGTCGTCTCAATACAGTGCGTCTTTTAATCGGTGACACTAATACCGAAGATCAGCAAGTACAGAACGAAGAGGTCACGTTTGCTCTATCTGAGAATGGTAACAATGTTTACTACTCAGGTGCTTGGGCTGCTCGTGTTATCTCGGCTAAATACTCCCGTCAGGTAACAACACAATTAAGTGGAGCCTTAAGTGCTGATTACTCTGACCTAGCCAAACAGTATAAAGCTCTGGCAGATGACCTAGAGTACCAAGGCAAGACCGCTGGTGCTGCTGTAGGTGTTCTGGCTGGGGGCATCACCAAGAGTGGTATTGAGGCTGTACGAGCTAACACTAACCGTATCGAAGGCTCCTTCCGTAGAGATCGTTTCAAGAACCCACCAAGCTACCAAACACCTGAATACGAATAAGGAGTAAGATATGTCATTCCGCTCCTTTGACTTGCTAAACCTCGTAAGAGACTTTGGCTCAGATGTAACACTAAGGAAGACCAGTACGGCTGGAACCTATAACCCTGCTACTGGTGCAGTAGATGGTGCAGCTACCACTGACTATACCGTGAGTTCTTACTTCTTTAATTTCTCTGTGGGGCTTCCTATTGGTGACGAAGTTCGTCGTGGGTCTAGCCGCTGTATCATTCCAGCACTAGGTCTTGCTGTCGTCCCTGATGATGAAGACAAGGTTATCGGTCTTGGTAATACATACGAGATCGTGTCGGTACAAACCTTCTACAGTGATGGTGTTGCCATTTGCTATGTCTGCGAGGTTCGTGACTAATGAGTATTCAAGCCACGATGAACGCCTTTAAAGACAAGATAGAAAACAGGGTAGCTGATGAAGTTGAGCAAAAGTTTGACGAGATAGCTTCCTACGCAGTTTATGTTGCTGTCCCTGACCAGTCTATCGACACAGGCGCTTATGTAACCTCATTTTCCATTGGCCCTGCTGGTTTCGGTGGTGGACGTAGCCGAAGCTCAGACAACAAGCCCAAGAACCAGAACCCACAGGCCATGAAAGACCAAGCATATTCTCAGCTTATTGGCGACATAGATCGTATAGATTTTGAGGCGATGCTAGAGTCTGGTAACACTAGGTTTACCCTCCGAAATCGTGCGCCTCACGCTAGAGATGTCGAGGATGGTGCTAACTGGAAACGCTCAGGCTACCATGTCTTCACAAAGATTAGGGATAAGTTCGGATGAGTATTTATAATGACATTCGTGCCGCTCTTGAGAGCCACTTAGCTAACACCGCTGGACTACCCACTGGAATAGCCTATGAGAACGTCTCATTTGAGCCTCAGACAGGCACTAGCTTCCTTAAGGTGTCCTTTGTCCCAACGTCTCGTAGACCCGCTGTACGAGGCTTAAATCCACAACAACGGTATCAAGGTGTCTTCCGTGTATTCTGCTACACACCCGAAGGTAATGGCCCCGCTACTGCTGATGATATAGCCAACAAGGTTATGACAGCCTTTGAAGCCACGACTGACATTTCTTTTACTAACGGTGAAGCTGAGACTTTCATAGTTTCCATTGACTACGCTGAGAGAGATAATGGCTTTGTAGATAGTCCGTGGTATTACACGGTAGTTAATATCGGCTGGTATATCTACTCATAAAGAAAGAACCACTATGACTAAAGCAAGTAAGAATTTTGTCTACTCAGGCAAGACATATCTCATCGGAGATGAGGTTCCCGCTAATGTAGCTACGGCTGTTGACCCTTCCTGCACGGAAAAGCCCAAAGCTAAGAAACCAACATATACTAATACTATTCTTGAAGGAGAATAAACATGGCTTTTGCACAAGGTAGCCGTTCCAGTCTCTCGTACATTGCAGAGACATCTTTCGGCACTACGCCATCCACACCCACTTTCGCTAACCTTCCGATTAACTCACACTCTCTGGACTTGACCAAAGACCGTGTTGAAGGTAATGAAATCCAAGCTGACCGTATGACACGAGTTGACCGTCATGGTAACAAGCAAGCTGGTGGCTCTATCGAAGTTGATCTTCGTAAAGGTGACTATGATGAGCTTCTGGAATCAGCTTTCTTTAATTCATACGCTACAAACGTCTTGAAGGTTGGAACTACACCTAAGTTCTTTACAATGGAAGATGCAGCTAACGACATTTCCCAGTTCCGTCTGTTCACAGGTATGGCAGTATCTACCGCCAGTTTCTCCATTGCACCTAATCAGATGGTCACAGCGACCTTCGACATGGTTGGCAAAGGCATGACACAGGCTGGTACAACAGGTTCCACTGGTGGTACACCAACAGCTTCGACAACTAACTCACCTTTCGATAGCTACTCAGGTACTATCACAGATGGTGGCTCAGGTATTTCCATCGTGACTTCGATTGACTTTAGCCTTTCCAACTCTCTGGCCCCCACTTTCGTAGTTGGTGCTGACAATGCACAATCCCTTGAGTTTGGTAGTGCTGTCGTTGAAGGTACAATGACCGTTTACTACGAAGATGAAACACTCATCAACAAGTTCCTGAACGAAACCGAAAGCTCAATCACAGTGTCTGTTGACGATCCTACAGGCTCCAACGCATATACATTTGAGTTCCCCCGTGTAAAGTATAATGGTGCGTCTGTACCACTTCAAAACCCTCAGTCTCGCCTGATTACACTGCCATTCGTGGCCCTGTATGACAGCGTAGAGAACACAAACTTGAAGATGACACGCACAGCCTAATCCCTAGCTAGGGTAGAGTGGGGACTTCTGTCGGGTGAGGTTCCCACTCACTATAAATCACCCGACATAACCTCGACAACACATCATAAGGAATCCCGATATGGACTTGATGAACATTGGTACTACAAAAGAAACTACAGATGTAACCCTGTACAACCCCGTTAACTCTGAAATCCTAACTAATGAGGATCGTTCAGAGATGACCATTACAGTATATGGGCCATACTCGAAGAAATACAAAACTATCT